ACTTTACCGTGGGGATTACGGTGGGCGTCGACCGCAAGGACAACATCTGGGTGGTGGACATCCAGCGCGGCCGGTGGCGAACGCTTGAGATCATCGAGAAGATGCTTGAGGTTCAGCGCGTGTGGCAGGCCCGGCTGATAGGGATCGAGCGCGGGCATATCCTGATGACGATGGGGCCGATACTCGAAAAGCGCATCCGCGAAACTCGCACGATGATGCCGATTGAGGAGTTGAAGCCTGGCCGGCAGGACAAGATTGCCCGGGCCCGGCCGATCCAGGCGCGGATGCAGCAGAAGCGGGTGTTTTTCCGCAAGCACTGCGACGCCACAATGGCGCTTTATGCGGAGATGATGCGCTTCCCCAACGGGGCACACGACGACCAGGTAGATAGCATAGCTTGGATAGGGCAGCTCTTAACCTATTTCACTGTCACACGCGAGAAAAAACAGCCGCCAAAACGCTCGTGGCGTGATAAACTGTCCAAAACCGTACGCAGTGCGAATAAACCAACTGCAATGACCTCTTAGGAGCCTGAATGCTACCTGACAAAGTGACGCCGGAAATGATGAGCGCGCGGATTATCAAAGCGGACTACATCTATCCGTTCGGGACGACGCTGACCATTTGTATTTTGCACCTCGACAACGGCTTTACCGTTACCGGCGAAGCGGCCTGTGTTGACCCGGCCAACTTCGACGCGGAACTGGGCCAGAAGTATTCCCACAAGGATGCGTTCGAGAAGCTCTGGCCGCTGTTTGGCTTCCTGTTAGCCGAGGATCATTTCCTGCTGACTAAGGATCAAAAAAATGTCCACCAAGCCCACGTTCGAGGCGTTCAAGTCGCGCCTTCGAGAAACGCTGTCTACTATTCGGCTTCCTGCTGGCCGAGGATCGCTTCCGAGGGCATCGCAATGTTGACCAACCCAGCGTTCAAGCCGTTCCGGTCCAAGCCGGTGACCCGCTACGCCTACCAGATCGCCGAGGACGACACGATAACGCAGATCGACGAGTCGTCGTTTTACATCCCGCTCCATGACGAAATGGTGGGCTTCAAGGCGTATGAGCAGCCGGTGGCCGGCGACTACATCGTATGGCTCAAGACGGAGATCTACCACTGCTCGCGGGACGTATTCCACGAGCGAAATCTGGTCGAGGACTAACACGGTATGGCAGAGGCGACCCCCCAGACTGGTGAAGACACGCTCGTTGCTCAGCGGCAATGGGCGCATTACGTCCGGGCGCGTGACAACGGGCACGATGAATACGTCAGCATCGCCAAGAAGTGTGACGCCTTCTACCGCGGCGATCAGTGGTCGGACGCCGACCGCAAGAAGCTGGAGGACGAGGGTCGCCCGGCCATGACGTTCAACCTGGTGCTGTCGACGATCAATACGGCGCTGGGCGAGCAGGCCAGTCGAGAAATGCAGGTGGGCTTTTTGCCCAAGCGCGAGGCCACCCGCCAGGGGTCGCTGGTACTGGGCAAGGTGGCGCAGTCCATCATGCAGGCCAATGACTACCACTTCACCGAGAACTTCGTCTTTGCCGACGGCATGATCCAGGACCGCGGGTTCTTCGACGTGCGCATCAGCTTCGAGGAAAACCTGATGGGGGATGTGAACATCCGCCATCTTGACCCGCTGACGGTGATCCCCGATCCCGAGGCCAAAGAGTTTGACCCGAGCACCTGGAATGAGGTGACGGTCACCAGCTGGATGGCGCTCGACGAGATCGGCACGAAATACGGCAAAGACAAGGTGGACTCGATCCAGTCGCTGGTGGACAGCCACCAGCACAACGCGTTCGACTCCGTTCGCTTTGGCACGGGGCGCTTTGGCGGCAGCAACTTGTCGGAGGGCGCTGGCCATTCCTACGACGGCGTGGATGATCGCGTGATCAAAAGCGTGCGCGTTATCGAACGTCAGCACTACCAGTGGGTTGACGAGTTTGTGCTGGTCGACCCGGACACCGGTGATATGCGCGAAGCCCCCTCGCAGATGGAGGAGGAAGAAGTTGCCCGGCTGGCCCGGGAATACGGCATCGAGGTGATGAAGCGTCCCGGCCGCAAGGTGCGCTGGACGGTCACCGCTGACGACGTGGTGCTTTACGACGATTGGTCGCTGTACCGCACGTTCACGGTCATCCCGTACTTCCCGTATTTCCGCCGCGGCGAGCCCTTCGGCATGGTGCGCAACCTGCTCAACCCGCAGGAGTTCTACAACAAGGCGCGCAGCCAGGAGCTGCACATCGTCAACACCACGGCCAACTCTGGCTGGATCACCGAGGATGGCTCGCTGGTCAACATGACCGAGGACGAGCTTTCCGAGAAGGGTGCCGAGACTGGCCTCCACTTGGTGTATGCCCGTGGCTCCACGCCGCCGGCTAAAATCTCGCCCAACCATGTGCCCACCGGCCTTGACCGTATTTCGGACAAGACGGGTGCCGCTATCCAGCAGATCAGTGGCGTCAACGACGGGATGCTTGGCCAGGCCAGCGCCGAAGTCTCCGGCGTCGCGCTTGAGCGTAAGACGCAGCGCGGGCAAATCCAGATGGGTCAGCCGTTCAAGCACCTGTCGTATAGCCGCAAATTGGTAGGGCGTAAGATGCTTGAGCTGATTCAGGACTTCTATACCGAGGAACGCTCGATCAGCATCCTACACCCGGATGACCCGGACGAGCGCGAGGAGGAACTCATTATCAACCAGATCGAGGAAACCGGCGAGGTGCTGAACAACGTCACCGCCGGCCGATACGACATTTCGATCACTTCGCTCCCGACCCGCGACAACGCCGACGAGGAAGAGTTTGCCCAGCTGATGCAGCTGCGCCACGAGGGTGGGGTTGCCATCCCGGACGACGCCATCATCCGCCGCTCGAACCTGACTGACCGCGACGAGCTGGCCGACCGCATCCAGAAACTGATGGGGCAGGCCGAGCCGACCGAGGAAGAAGCGACGATGCAGCAGCGGCTCCAGGAGCTGGAGATCAACAAGCTCGAAGGCGAGCTGGCCAAGCTGCAAGCACAGGCCAAGCAGGCCATGGCGAGTGCTGCGAAAGATCAGGCCAGTGCCGAGAAAACCGCCGGTGGCCGTGGGTCGCCGGAAATGACCTTCGAGCAGGACAAGCTCGAATCGGAGATCGCCATGAAGCGTGAGGAACTCGATACGCGCCTACGCCTCTCCGGCATGACCCTTAACGCCCGCAGCCAGGGCGAGCAGATGCGTGTCGCTTCTGACATGGCACGCACCCGTTTCCAAGGCGAAATCCAGCTGGCCTCTGCCAAGGCCAGCCTCGCCAACCCTGCCGACAAGGAGCCGAACAATGGCTAAAGACAACGCTGATAACGCGACCGCCGACTTTGATTACACCGGCATCTACAACGATGAAAACTCGGTCGAGGGACTGGGTGACCTCGACCTTGGCGACGAGGTAGAGCCGGCTGAGCCGGAGCCCGGCGAAGAAGACGCGCCGGCGGATAACGCTGGGGAAGAGGACGAAACCGGCGAGGTTGAAGGGGACGAAGATGAATCGGAAGAGGAAACTGGCGAACCGGGCGAAGAGGACGCTGCGGAGGGTGATGGATCTGCTGCGGAGGGGGAAGCTGCGGATGACGAAGGCACTGCGAAAACTGATCCAGAAGCTCAAGCGCCTGACCCCGATAAGCGCGGCAAGCAGCCGTTCATTCCTAAGTCGCGTTTCGACCAGCGTACTGCACAGCTTCGAGCGGCGGAACGTGAGCTAGGCCAGGCGCAGGATCGCCTCAAGGAGATGGAGTCGGAGAAGGCTCGCGTTGAGCGCGAAGCCAATACGATGTCCGACGAGCAGATTCAGGAGAAGATGAACGCGGCCAACGCGGCGTTGATCGAGGGCAACACGGAAGACGCAGCCAAGCTCCAGAGCGAAGTATTCACCGCGCTGCGCGAGGGGTCGAAGGCCGTGGAGCAGACCGGCGGTGGCGAGCCCGTCGATGTCAACAAGGTTGCGGCGGACGTGCGTGACCAGATGGCGTTTGAGCAGTCGCTGGAAAAGATCCACGCTGATTATCCGGTGCTCGACGAAGGCTCCGACTCGTTTGACGAGACGATCAGCCAGGAAGCGGTGGAGCTACAGGCGTACTACTTCCAGCAGGGGTACACGCGCAGCCAGGCAACAGAACGCGCTGCTTCGATCATCGGCAAGATGCACGACATGGACCCGACGCCCGAGCAGCCCGCGGCGAAGGCACCGGCCGGCAACCAGAAAGCCGATATGGCCAAGAAGTCCCAGCAGGCTAGCCGCAAGCAGAAAGTGGCCAAGGCACGTAAGGCGCCGCCGGAAACGTCAGGCACCACAACCCAGGGTGCAGACAGCGCGGACTCCGTGAACCTTGACACGCTGTCGGTCGAGGACTGGTCTGCTTTGCCAGACTCAGTTCGCTCACGCTTGATGGGTGACGCGCTCTAACAAAAAGGTTGCACGGAATAATAAGCCGTGCGACTATTGCTTTGTGCGTTTTGCACTACATCTATCTCGCGTGTGATGTAGGGTGTGGTACCCGAGAAGAAGCCCCCGGTCCAAGGATCGGGGGCTTCTTTGTTGCGAGGGGACTAAGACTCCCTAAATGGCCGTGCTAGTTCCGCCAAATGCCGAATTTTCTGGGCCTCCCTAGCCTTGCTGTGTGCGTCGGGATAAAAAGCAGCAAGCAGGCAAAACCTATTTTCGTCGTATATGTGCTCGGTATAGACCAACGCGGCGTCGCGCTCTGGCTGACCCCTTTTGCACGCCCGAGCATCCAAAAAACGTGATGTAAACCCATTCTTTGGGGGGCGCAGAGGTGGACGTGCATCAAGCCGGCCGAGTATGCGGACGCAGGGTGTTGGTATGGACCCCTTCTACCAAAACGGGCTGGTATCTCGTCAGATACACCCAACAGGAAGCGGATGTAATCGCTGAAATCGCCTTCGTGTATTTTGTTTTTATTGCGCTAAACAATAAGCTGTGCGAATATAGTACCTACGACTAGCCCTCGAAACGGGTCAGGGTCGCCCCCTCTAAACGCGCACTTGCTTCGGCAGTCCCCGATACGGACGAGCGATGACTATGACTACCCAATTTCAGCCTGGCGAGTGGCTATGACCTCGCGGGCAAAATAGCGAGGCCGGCATGGCTAAGACAAACTTCGCGGCATTGACCGACGAGCAGAAAACCGCCTGGGGCATGGACTTCTGGGCACACGCCCGTGACCGCTCCTTCATCAACAAGTTCTTGGGCAAATCCGAGAACTCGATGATCCACCACATCACCGAGCTGCGCAAAGACAAGAAAGGCGCGCGAGCCGTTATGACGCTGGTTGCTGATATGCAGGGCGACGGCGTGGTTGGCGACAGCCAGCTGGAAGGCAACGAGGAAGCGCTCAAGTCGTTCGATTCCGTGATCGGTATCGACCAGCTGCGTAACGCGAACCGCCTCGAAGGCCGCATGGCTGACCAGAAGTCCATCGTGAACTTCCGCCGCCAGTCCCGCGACAAGCTGGCCTATTGGCTCGGCGACCGCCTTGATCAGATGGCGTTCCTGTCGCTATCAAGCCTGCCGTACACCATGCACACCAACGGTGGTACGCGTGCCGGCTCCAAGCTCCCGGACCTCGAGTTTGCCGAAGCGGCTCCGGCCCCGACGGCGAACCGCCAGTTCTACCTGGGCGCAGATGGCCAGCTTGCGGCCGGCACCGGCTTCGATGCACCGGACGGCACGCTGACCCCGCTGACCTACAAGTCGCTGGTTCGCATGAAAGCCAACGCCAAGGACAGCTTCCTCAAGCCGTTGCGTAGCAAGGGTGGCGAAGACCTGTACATGGTGTTCGTGACGCCGCAGGGCATGGCCGATCTGCGCCTTGACCCGGACTTCATTGCCAACGTGCGCCACGCCGGTTCTCGCGGCAAGGCCAACGACCTGTTCTCTGGTGCATCCAGCGTCATGGTCGACGGCATGATTATCAACGAGTATCGCCACGTCTTCTCCAACGAGCAGGCCGCTACCGGCGATCGTTTCGGTGCAACCACCGGCGACGACATCGGCCAGCGTGCGCTTTTCTGCGGTGCGCAGGCACTGGGCATGGCCGACATTGGCGCTGCCGAGTGGGTCGAGGACGAGTTTGACTACGAGAACGAGGTAGGCATCTCGATCTCCAAGATCTTCGGCTTCCTGAACCCGCAGTTCAAGGGCAACCTGTCCAGCTACGACACCAAGGAAAACTTCGGCGTCATGGTGCTGGATACCGCGCTCTCGATCTACGGCTAATACCCCGGCAGGGTGGCTTTTGGGCCGCTTGGCGGCGGCCCCTTTTTGGAGAAGGTAATGGCTCAGTACATTTCCGACAAGAACGTGCAGGTGGTGCGCAATGGCGTCACCGCCCGCTTCATCGCCGGGGTACCACGGCCGCTGCGACCGTCTCTGGTCGAACAGGCGATTGGCCAGGGTGTACGTCCGGCGAACGGATCGGCGCCTGAGCTTCCGGAGAGGGACATCAAGCCCTCGGCGGAAGCCGTTGCCGAAGCGATCAAGACTATCAAGGCGCGGGGCAAGCAGGGTGACGTAACGGCAACCGGCGAAGTTCGCATGAACGTGCTTGAGGCCGAGGTTGGTTTCGACGTGTCGACCGAGGACCGCGAGGCGGCCAAAGCGCTAATCGAGGAGTAACCCTATGGCGGTAAAGGCAGGGGCCGTTCTGCATCGTGCCCAAACGCTGATTCAGGACAACACCGGCATTCGCTGGCCACTGCCCGAACTGGCGCAATGGCTCAACGATGCGACCCGCGAGGTCACGTTGTACAAGCCGTCGGCATCATCGGACAGCGTAGTGCTGCCCCTTACGCGCGGCACTCGCCAGACGATCCCTGCCGGTGCGCTCATGCTCCTGCGGATTATCCGTAACCTTGAGTCGGGCAGCACAGCGTCAGACCGCAAGGGCGGCCGCGCGGTGCGGCTGGTCAACCGGGACGTGCTGGATACCCAGCATCCTGATTGGCACAGCGACGGCCCGACGCGCTTTACGCTGGGGGTCAAGCATTTTACCTTCGACGAGTCCGACCCGACGACGTTCTATGTGTTCCCGGGCAATGACGGGAACGGGACTGTCGAAGCGCTGGTGTCCCAGGCTCCGCCGCCCATCGACGAGGCCGGCACCACGCTCGTGGACTACGAGATGGACATGCCGCTCCCGGATGTCTACGCCAACGCGGTGCTCGACTACGTGCTCTATCGCGCGTACTCGAAGGACGCCAGCTTTGCGGAGAACATGGAGCGGGCCAACGCTCACTACAACGCGTTTTCTTCGTCGCTTGGTGCCAAAACCAGCAGCGAGTTCAGCGGCGGTGCGAACCATGCACCATATCGCGTGACGCGTGATCGGGTCGGCACGGGTGGGCAGTAGCCATGATTGACTTGAACG